TTTGAGTCAAGTTTGATCGATTGATTTCCCTCAACCCAGACTACACCCTCAGGATCTTGTCCAGTGGCGACAATCTCTACATCGGTGCCTTCGATGCGAACTTTTCCATCTCTAGCTCTTAGTATTATATCACCATTTTCTGCATTTAGGAAGATAGCATTCTGACCTTTACTTAGATCTTCTCCTGAGTTTACTTGAGTTGCTCCTGGAGCATTCAGGGTGGTCCAACCTTCACGGACACCATCCTCAGTCATATCAATGAAGTGTCTACCATCAAGTCCCTTGAGTTCAATACTAGACGTGACAGATTTATCCTTGCTGATACCTCCAAAGGAGATAGCACCATTCATCGCTCCAATAACTTGTGTCCAAAAATTTCTCTTTTCTGCCATAAACTAAAATTAGGAGGGATTCTTAGTATTTATTAGTAACCTCCATAGCCTCCGCCGCCACCAGGTGATGGTGAGGAGGATGGAGATGGAGATGGAGATGGAGATGGTGTAGATGTTGTAGTTGTGGTCGTAGTTGTTCTCGTCGGCGCTGTTTGCCTGGTTCCCGTCGATCTGGTTACAGTTGAAGTTGCCGTTGTTTGTTCTGCGGTTTGAACTTCCTCTGCAGTAGTTTCTGTTGGAGTGATTGTAGTAGTCACTCTCTCAGAGACACCAGTAACACTTTCTTGAAGAGTATCATAAACCCTCACACCAGTATTTCTAACTCCAGCATATTTTACACCATTATCAAAGAATACATTACCATAGTAAGGTTTACCGTCAAGATATCCATTAATTTGTAGACCAACAAGGTCATAAACCTGAACAACTTCTCCTGGGCCTGCAACTTCAGGAACCAGTGGATCACGAATAACCTCAAACACTGGAATGAATTGTGCATTTACACCTGTTTCGGTGTCCATAAAAATTGTTGGGAGACTTGTATAGTTTCCGCCAGTGTTAACCTTTACCGAATTAATTTTTCCAAATGGATTACAGTTATATGTCAATGTTGTTCCATTCTTAGGTTCAATCACTATCTGATCTACACCACAGTTATGATTGATACCAGGGTTTGTGACAATAACGTCCGTTAATTTAATCAATGCAGGATATTGAGGAACTGTTTGTCCCGGTGGAAGATATCCTGTTCCACTATCACGAACTAAAACACGACGAACCCTACCAGTGTTTTTTCCCGCAGAATTGAATAAAAGTTCCGTCTCTAATATCGCACCACTTCCATTGTTACATGGGTCAATAACTTGAATTCTTGGTGGACTTGTATATCCATATCCACCATCGATGATATCAACAGCAATAATATTACCCTCTAGGTCAATAATTGGATTTGCTTTTGCTCCGATCCCACCACCACCAAAAAAATTGAGTGTTGGAGGTCCACATGGTTTTGGAGAGACATCACAAGGATCCTTCCTTTTTAAATCATTAATGGTGAGGGCATTGACATCATTAATTGAAAGATATTTTACTTCATTATCACCATTAATAAACACAAATGTAGTCCCTGGAGACATTTTCTCATAATTATTTGCCTCTTCAATAGTAAGACCCTGAACATATCCGTCAAACTGACTGATATATCCAACTTTTATATTATCTCTTGATGGTGGTTGTATTGGCATTATGTCCCTCTTGATGTAATCGTTCCAATAGTATTTCCTTGTTCATCAATAATTCTACCCTCTCTCACTGCTTGTCTTTCAGCATCAGTGATGGGTCTATCTAACTCAGCCCCAATATCATCTACCTCTGGTGTTGGTGCTGGGTTTTCCGCTTGTGCTGCTGCGTTATCAGCAACCTGATTTGGATTTGGTTTTTCAACCCCAGGTTTACCACTGCCTCCTTCTTGTAATGTGTATGTATCATTCGGAGAACACATTGGTTTTGGATCACAATCGAAGAATTGTGTGATTGATGAAATAAATCCAAGCGATGCTGCAATGTCAAAGTTAAGTCCACCTAAACCACCAAGTCCTCCAGCAAGACCAGCGATTGCCCCACCTCCAGTGATTGCTCCAAGTATCGCTGGGTTTGCTCCAGCAAGGGGTCCCAAAATTCCAACAAGAGAATTAAGATCTCCAGATCCGATAGCAGAGAATGCCTGTCCGAAAGCGGCCACTTGAGGACCAAAGAGTGATGTAATACCACCAACAACGTCTCCACCATTGAGAATGTCAGTGGCAGTAGAAACTATTGCGGGATCAACTCCTGCCAGACCAGCAAGAGATGAAAGACCCCCGATGAGATCACCAGTTTGCAAAGCAGACGTTACATCACTGATTAATCTAGGATCAACACCTAGTTGTTGTGCTAAAGCAGTTGATAATCCCCCAACTAAACCACCAGATGCAAGTGCAGCTGCAACAGCAGGAACTGTGATACCATTAGCAGAGGTAGTTGCTTGAGGAGGTGATCCTGCTGCCTGAATTCCAGCAGCAGACCCTACACTAGCTAAAGAATTTGAAGCTCGATTAATCATCGGTGCTATCGCAGTATCAACCGATGCCATGATAGTCCCCAAAGTTGATCCTAAAACTTCACCAACTAATTCCTCAGTAGAACAGATTGGGTTTGGTGTATAGTATCCTTCAGGTGGAAGTGGTGGAACATTAAAGTTAGGATCAAACTCGGATACAGTTCCAACCTCAGGTGACGTAGAGTTTACCTCAGTAATAGGTGTTGCATTAGTAGATGCTGCAGTGGATGCTGTAGTATTATTTGGTGCTTGTGAAGGAGTAGGTCCAACTGGAGGTGAAGAATTTCCTTTTCTGCCAAGAATATTCAAAAGTGCTCCCAAGATTGTCCCTGCCAATCCACCAACAATACCATTAAAAGCACATACCAATCCTTCAAAACCTTTTACTAAGTCATCTAAAAGTTGAATGCGAATTGATGGTGGTGAAATTTTTAATAGAGGTTGTGCAATATTATTAACTTGTTCTGTTACAAAGTTCTGAACCTTACCAAAAATTTTCTTCATGTGCTTTGACATTTCTGCCGCTGCTTCACTCAGAATTTCATCTATCTCTTTAAATGCACCTTTGATTGGTAGAGACACTGCACTTGTATATTGCTGCAGTGCTTTCTGTGCATCCTGCATTTTTTCAGTCATGTTTTCAATGACTGTTTGAATAGCAGTCATCTCTGAACTCTGCTCTGGATCAGGACATGCCAGAGCGTGCTTTCTCTTCAGAACTTTTTCTTTCTTATTATCCTCTGCTGTTTCTTGATGAATAGCATCAGCAGATTCTTTTGTTGGCAATGTACCAGACGAAGGTTCTTCAGCTGCTAACTCAGTATCAGCAACTTTCTTTGTTGTATCTTTATCTGCTCCCTTTGAATGATGACTTTGTGGAGTAAAGTTCTGAGCGTCTGTGGATGCTTTAGTTTCCTGTTCTTTCTCCCATCTTCTCAGAGCTCTAAGATATGCACCATTCCCATTTCGATTACGTGGAAAATCATCCCTGCTAGGTCTCTCTGTATTTTGATTGACCGCAGCGACGGACCTGTTTCCTGGACCACCAAGTCCAGTTTTAGTTTTTAATCTAGTGGTTGCATTATTTCCCAACACTCCCATGATGACAGGAACTTGACGATCCTGACTATCAAGGAAAAATCCAAAGACAAAATTACCTTGCTTGAGCGCAGGTGTTTGAAATGATCCACCCTGACCACCACCAGCGGTGATCGGATACATTACTTGCGCCCAAGGTAATTGATCGGATTTAATTGACGATTCACCTTGATCGTGAATACCAATAATCCTTACTTTATATCTGTACCCCCAACCAGGGGTATCATTTTTGCTCTTTATCTTTCCGGCACTTATGTTTTCTCTCCAGGTAGAATCGTCAGCAATTTGGCCAACCCACCAAAGAAAATTACCGCCAAGAAATCCTGGATTAAAAAGTGCTCCTCCTTCCATCAGTCCTCATAAATCCTGCATTCGTCTGCTTCTGGGTTTTCGTCACAATACATTTCAAATGCGGTTGGATCATGGTCGTCGTCTGGATGCGCTGCCTGATACAACTCTAGATGATGCAACTCGTCTTCTGTGTGACGACGCATCTGTGGTGACAATGTTGCATTATCCAGCAAATCTTTGTCATCATTGATATGTTGCTGAATACTTCTCTCTTTACTCATAATGGAATACTAGTAGTGTGGTTTCCTTTCCGACCGAAAGAATCTCTAACAAGATTCAACTTCGTGTACGTTTCCTTAGATGATATGTAATGACATAAGTCAGCTATAATATATAGACCCCCTGATTCCTTGTCAAGGTCATCATCTTTTTTTGCACGGAGGCCTGGTTTATCAAAAAATACAACATCTCCTGCATGAAGACTAAAGTCTCCTGCGATTGTAACGGTCTGCATTCCTGTAAACATTTGATTGTATCTACGGATTGCTTGATTTAATACTTTTTGAGATTCAAAATTTTGTTCTGTTGAACCATCAATTTGTTGCTCCGTTGTTCCTGTTGGAAGAGTGCCAGTGTCAATCAACATGTATGTTGTTCTTGTGAAAGTTTCTTTTGGATCAAACTTTTCATTTAATGTTGGAAGTTCCTTACCTCCCAACTGAGTTCCTTCTTCCGTTTCATCTGCAGTTTGTTTAATAACTTCATAGTGGCAGTTAAACGGATCAAAGACAACTATCCTTGTACCATATGCACCCATCTTAAATTTTTCTTGTGCATTGATTCGATTATCACCCTCTTGATCTAAAACCTTTGTATCATAACCTGCAGGCAGTTCAGCAGATTGATTGAAGATCAGAGACTTTTTCTGCTTTGAAAGCCAGTTGATCACATAGTATGGTTTTTGATTGTTCCCTAAGAAATTATAGTTGTTACTAGTCTCTTCAATATCTAATTCTTTTTCTGTCAACAAAAAGTCTTCACATACTCTTCTAATGTGGTCAGATATTTTCCCATCAAATCTAATATTGACTCTTGATTTACCTTCCTCATTTCTAATGAATTCTTCCGATACCAAGTCTAGTTGCACCAGTGTTCCAACTGTATCCTCTGCTCCTGGAGTAACTTTATTTACATATAATGTCGTCTTTACACTGTTTTCATTGTTATCTCTGAACTTCAGTGTGACCTCTTCAGTTCCTACAAGAGGTAGTCCCTCAATAACACTCTTACCATCAATAGAATTACCAGTGTCAATAAACGTTACTTCTGCCTTTACTGTATCCTGAAGAATACTCTCATAATACATGACACGAACAATTCCAGTAGCAAGACTGACATTCTTACTCTGATCTTTGTTAGAGGTTACTTCTAATTTGTCTATAAAAGCAGGTACTGCTTGTTTAGATCCTGATGGTGTTTGCGTCATTCTTTATTTCTCCTTATCTCTATTTAAGCACCTTGATACAGAGTATCAAACGATGAATTTTCTGTTCGACCAACTGGAACTTTAACGATGGATTTAGATCCAGATCCAGATGAACCACCTGCCATCGCTGGCATTGGAACAATAACAGTTTCATCAGCACCAGACTCATAAGAAGCATATGCTCTCAAAACATTTACTGCCTCCCTACCCTTTGCCTTGTTCAAATCATACAAGAATCCAGGAACTTGCGCTTCAAGAGCTGCTGTAGAATCGGCATCGATGATAAATTCTCTTCCTCTTTCTGCCAGAACATAGAGACCTTTTCCTTTAGTAGGACCACCTTTTGCCA